ATTTTCTTCTAATTATGGTATATATGTTAATTCCGATAATAATATTGGATCTATTGTCGGAAATACAATGTTAAAAACTGGAACCTTAACAAAAACTCATAATTTCGAAAGAGGAATACAAATTGGCACATCGTCTACCATAAACGTTGTTGTTAAAGATAATTTCATAAATGGTCCAAGATTCTCTATATATGATCCTTCTGCTCGCTCGTTAAGAGGTCAATATCTTGGAGCAATTACTTCCGGAACAAGTAATACTGATCTTGTTTCTGTGACCATACCTAAGAATACGCTTGGGACTAACAGTAAAATTAGAATTGTAGCATTCGGAGCAAAAACCGGAACTTCTGGAACGAAGACCGTAACGTTCTATTTCGGATCAGTTTCTTATGTAGTCATACCTGCTATAACAACAGCTAGTGATTGGAGAATTGAAGTAGATTTATTGTCTGCTGGATATAATGCCCAAGATATATCTGTTGTTGGAATTGATGGAACATCTGTAGTATTTTTAGATTCTGACACAAGGAACGTAGATTGTTCAGAAGATGTTATAGTTAAATGTGTTGGGAAATGTTCCAATGCAGCAGATACTATTAATCTGAAATCAATGACGATGGATATAATGTAAATCCATCGTTATTATATTTAATTCACATTTTTAAAATGTTCTTTTAATATATGTTAGACTAAAGAGAATTTGGAGAATATATGTCTAAATTACTACTAATTGTTATGATATCAATTATGATATCGATGGGCGTATCTCTTGCAGATCCTTGGGAATCATATCAAGGTGCCGCATACTCTAGATCAGATGTAATAATCGGTCCGGGTAATAATTTTACTGCTTCAAGTGACGGAATAGCTTCGTTTCCAAACGGTTTAACTGTTCCATCTGGTAAGAATATTTCTGGAGAATTAAAACTTGCTGATAATTCCCTTGCGTCTGGGGTTAATGGACTCAAGATCGGTGCCGATAAATTTTCTATGAGCGTTCTAACGGGTGGAGCGGCAGGAAATCATACGCTAACAGGAATCAATTTGGGCGACGAGATAATTGGGATTGTTTATTTTGCTGGTGGAGCAAGCCTTACGTCTGTAGCCGATTTAACGAGCGAATTTGCTGTGTTGGATGCAAATGTAATCGAGAATGCGGGTCACACTGCAACTACTGATGGTTTTCTTGTCGTGAACTGGATAGATAGAACATAGAGGTAATGTAAAATGGCTAAAGTTACTTATATTGAGAATGGTAAAGAAATTGTAAGAGAATTTACTAACGAAGATATGGCTAAGGTTTTTAAGGCCGAACTAAAAAATAAGGGCATTAAAGGCAAGTGGGAGTGGTGATTTAAATGGAATTTAATATTATTCCTTTTTTAACACAGGGAATTAATCTTGGTCTTGGGCTTTTTATTAAGTCTGTACCTGGCGGATCTGTGGCTTTCGTGACAGCTTGCGATGCACTTGAGCTTGGTGCTAAAATGCTTTTAGCTATTGTTCCTAAGATCAGGGATGGCGGTCTGTCTTCAGAGGAATTTGACGGTATTGTTGAGGCTTTTAAGACAAATATTCCTGAAGGAACATTTACGATGGCCCTAAAGATCGTTAAATCTGCTCTCGATAGAGTTATTGGAACGATTTCTAAGTGAAAATAGGATTTGAATCCTATTTATTTTTTTAGGTGGTGATTATTAAATGGCATTCGAAAATATGACTTCTATTGAGTCTCGTGTTGGAGTGGCTATCGAGGCCGTAGAGGGTGTTGCTGAGTCAGAACCCGATATTGAGTTGTTTGTAAATGATGGTTCTGCACCGGAATTGGATTTGGTCCCAGATAATAAGATCAAACAAAAAGCATACAATGAACCTTATAAGCGGGGTGAGATCCGTGGATTCTGGCACACAGAAGGAAATCTCCCGGGATTAAAGTTTTCTCCATCAAACGGAATTCCTGAATTTCTGGAGGTTGGGTTTGGAAATAGTTGGTATTCCGGTCAGGTTTATGTACTCACTCTTGCTACAGGGGACGGATCTAAGTTTGTTAGAGGAGATAAGATTTTCGGGGAAACTTCTCTTGCTAGGGCCGAAGTTGTAAGGATTGTAGGAGATGTCCTTTGGCTTACTGGAGTCCGGGGTACTTTCTCTGCGTCTGAGGATCTTTTAAAGGCTCCTGGTGGAACAAGCTATGGCGCGGTCACTAATGCAACGCCAGCTTTCGGCGCAGTATCAGGCTATTATGTTCACAAGTTAGATGCTGTTAGAAATGCCTTAAATGTTGGTTTAGTTGGGGTAAATACAACCGCAACTCAAGCCTGTCTTATGGACCAAATGCAAGACTTTTCAGAATTTGGAGTTGCGAGCGGAAAGAAAAAGGTGTTCATTACCGTTAAAGACGCTACTACCCCAGATAAGGTCCCTCTATCCGGATGGATGGGTCAGCCTCTCATGGCTATTAAGTTCAAGACTGGCACAGCAACGTTTACTGTAGGTAAGAAACTTTCTGCTAAGACTGGTGCGGGTGCTGCTGTAGTAATCGGTGAAATCGTAGGATTTAGTGCTACTGGAAGCTGGTCCTCAAATGCTACCGGAATCGTTTTCGTTACAATGGATTCTACAGCTCGTACCGTAATAAACAGCGATGTTTTATCTGATGACAATTCCGTCCCGGGAGCCGCTATTGCGGATCAGGTTGCTATCCCAGCATATCTTAATAATGCAGTTGCTATCTATAACAACGCCGATGCTTCAGGATCGGTCCAATCGTGGAACGGAGATACAACCCTCTTTGATTCTTCTGATGTATTGACTTATAATGCAATCCAGAGAACTTTTGATCAGAAATCTCTTTCTGTCTTCGTAAAAGACGCCGGAGATAACTCTAAAGTTGGTTATGGTACCAAAGTTAAGGAAATTTCTTGTGATATTACCGCAGAGTCTTTTAATTACAGTGTTAGTTTGCTTGGGCGAAATCTTGGCTATCCGGCAAGCGAACCTGCTTACCCTGGCGGATTGACCGACTCTGCGCCTTTCGGGGCCTCCTCTCGAACGATCGAGATAGATGGAGTAACGTCCGGACAAGCCGCTCAGGTCAACAAGGCTAGGTTCAGCGCTACATGGGACTTCGCGCCTGCGAAAGGGGTTGTCATTTCTGAGAACTTCCCAACATCTTTGCAGCCGACCTCTTACAATGTGCTTGGCACGTTAGATGTCCAATGGAAGAGTAACGCCATGATGAAGGCATTTTGGAATAACCCGAGTGGACTTGTTCCTGCTGCCGGAAATCTTATTAGTAAAAGATTAGCCTTCTTGCTTGATAGTGGGGTAGAAATTTCCTCTGGTTACAATAAAATGTTGTCAATTGAAGTTCTTGGAACTATCGATTCTGCAACTTTAAACAGAGATCAGGACGGATACATACAACCTACGACAATTGAAGGTTATATGTCTGATAACACCTATGTATGGGGTCCTGCGAGATTCTACGTCTTTGATGCAGTAGCAACACATTAGATTTCCTATCTAATGTGTTATATTTCTTTTTCTATAGAAATCTTTATATACCATTAAAACCAAAAACATATTACTATTTTATGAGGATGAATAAAATGAAAAATAAAACTAAAGGTGAAATGTCTTTTTCACAAAGAATGGTATTGAAGCTAAATAAAGACTTGAGTGTAATCCTAATGAAGCCTGGGCAGGATCTTTATTTTAGATATACTCCAAAACTCGAAAAATTGCTAAAAATAATGTTTGATGATGGAAGTTCTGATAGTCCGAATCATTGGACGAGAGATGAAGAGAAATACAAATTCATTACCGATGTAGTTAAACCAATCCTTCTATATTCTATTCGAAATCCAAATGATTATAGAAAAAGACTTTTGGTAGATAATGATCAAACTCCCGGTCCGGATCAGGAATATTATGATGATTTTTATCCTGAGTTAGATGCTAAGATTCTGGAAGAACAAGGATACTTTAAAGGAGAAACAAATACGACGATCTTTACTCCTCAATTGACTTTGTTTTTCATCATTCTTAGGATGTCTGGATGGATGTCTTCTGGGGAGGAGGCTCAAAAGGATCATGAGGACGTAGAGTCCTTTCCTGAACAGCATCGCGGGGACGAAGAAACTACTAATAGCGAAGCTCTATGATCTTAGACCAAGTGAGGTTATCGATCCATTTTATGAACTTTCTTCCAGAGTTAGAGACGAGATCGACATCTCATTTAAGTTACTTCACGAAAAGCGGATTATAAGTGTTCTCAAAGGCGAGTTGCCTTTAGATGGAAAGAACGTACCAAAAGATCCCTATCCGAGGCCACAACATTGCGACTCAAATATCTTAATGAAGGGCAGCAGATTCTTGAAGAGGATGGCGAGGGAAGCGGGATGGACGTAGTTTCTGATGAAGAAGCTGCGCTAAAATTGTACGAAGAAACTTATAATTCCTTTTATCATTTTTTTGATAAAATATTCTCTATAGCTATAAAAAATAAATATGGAAAATATGTTTCTGGAGATTATATCAAAAGAAGCTGCGATTTTTTACAATATAATAAAAGAACAATGTACTTAGGCCCGCGTGGGCACCTCAAGTCCGTCCGTTTGTATGCTTACATTGCGTGGAGGATTTGGAGAAATAAAAAAGATAAAAAGAATATTCGCATAGATTATCTATCGTTTAATCAAGATCTCGCAGCAATGCACGTAGATAATCTGAAAGATCTTATCAATAGAACTTTTTTCTTTGCCGAGGGTCTTTACGATGAAGACTCTACGGCAACTTCTAAAGCTTCATATATTTGGCTTGAACCAAACACGAGAAAGGAAGAGCTTCCTAAGATAGATTTAGGAGCCTACGGTATTTTGGGCGGCCTCCGGGGTGGGCATCCTCAGATTTTGATTGTGGATGATCCTTATCAGAATGATATGAAAAAAAATGTTGGAGCAATAGAGCCAGATACCGTAAAGAAGATTAACACAATTTTTGATACGACCATTCTTCCCATGCCCTTGTTCGATGGCGAGCTTCATGTTACTGGAACGCCGCAAAGTTATGCTGATTTATGGTTTAATCCTAAATACAGGAAGGAAAAGAAAGAAGAATATCTTAAGTTTACGGTTAGGATTGAACCAGCATATAAACACTATGATTACGTTACTCAAAAATTCATTGAAGGTGCAAAGCCTGAGGCCCTTTGGCCCGAATTGTTTCCTTTGGATGGTCTCAGACAACAGGAAGAGATTCAAACTACTCAACAGTTTAAACAAGAATATCTCTGCACTCCGAGGTCATCAGCAGAATCTTTCTTTGAAGTTGATCGAATTGATAAAAGTATCGAATTTGGTCTTGAGGGGGGGCTGGTTAATCATGACAACGGATTTGGTTTTTTACCGTTTGATATAAATAACTATTTTGGAAAAACCATAATTGCAAGTTATGATCCGGGACAATCAAAACATCCTGCTCATTTCGCGGTCTTTGCTTACGGAGATGGAATTTTAACTCAAATTTTGAGCAAATTCATGGATAATTGGGATTATACTTCGATTTCTCCAGAAAGACCTTCTCAATTCAGATATATTCGTGACGCGATTAAGCACTTTGGCATTCAAAAGACATGGGGAGATAATACTAACTCTGTGCTAAAAACAACTATTGAACGCGGAGAAATTCCTGGATTGATTGAGGTTAAAATTTCATCAAGTTTAAAAGGAAAGATGGCTTATGCAATCCAAAAACATCTCGGAAAACCCGAATTAAAGATTCTGAATGATAAAAGACAAAAGGAGACATTGCTGTCAGTTCAGAATGAAGGATTAAAAATAGTGGAAACCTCTCAAGGGCACGGGGAGTTCTTCACGACGTTAGGGTTTGTCGTCGTGAATACTCTTGAATTAGGAAAATTCAATAACGTAAAGAAAATAAAAATAAGAATGGATGAGAGGAATTTGCCCAAATTTTATCGGGGGATGTTTTTCGAGTCAACAAAATTTGGAACAAAAAGAAGAGATCTTCCCTTTAATCAATATTCAAGAAAAAGAAATAGAATGGGAAGACTTTCGTAGATCTTTTATTAGATTGCTTCCACTTCGGTCTCGATCCCTGCATCGATGCCGCTATCATAAATTATTTGTTCTTCTTCAGTGAGAATTTCTCCTTGAGATATTTTTTTAGAGATATCTGTAAATCTCTTTTTTCTCTTTTCATCTTCCTTTTTTGATGCAGCGGCGTATTTCCTAACGATTTTTGCGAATTCTCCTTCTTGGGTTTCCTTTTCATCATTCTTTCGTTTCATTTGTTCATAGGATGCCAATATCTTATTTAGATTTCCGTATTGCAGCATTTTCTTATGAACGATTTCGAAATCGGCAGCGCTGGTGTCTAAATCATGGCTGAGATTTAGAACTCTCCAAACTAAATCTGTATATAATATTTCTGCCATACTTGGTTTAGTCTTTTCATTTATTATTCTCAATTTTATTCCTCGTTCGATTATCCTTTCGATATCTTGAAAAATTACTCCATCTACCACCATAATTAAATACCTCATTTAATTTTTTGCATAAAATCTTTGTATGAAAACTTTGTTTTCCTTTTCGTTTTTGTAGAGAATCGCCCAGGATCTAGGATATCTAATTTCTTATAATATCCTTTTATATCCCAATTCCTTTCCTCTCCGTAACTCTTTGCATAAGCTTCCGGATAAGCTTCTTCATATCTTATTCCGAAATGTTCTGATAATATTTTGTCTATTAACGCTGACCTTTTATTATCTGGAACTGTTTTTGAAATTCTATTCAAAAGAACGATATTTAATGTTAGAGATCTTGGACTTTTTCTTTTTGGTTTATTTGATGCTATTTTTAATTTCCGAGGAGCTATCCAACCGTGAGTAATACATTCCTTAAATTTCACTTAGCTATTCCCACCCATTTTCTTTCTTTGTTAGGATATGCATCTTCATAACTAATTCCAAAATATTTAGACAACACCTCATCAACATAGGAATTAGGATTTTTAATATTATCTAATTTATCTTGGAGTATCGTATTAAGATGTACTGTGATCTGCTTTGTATATGCAATCATATATTCATGTTATACATATAAAAGTATATAAAGCTTTCGGATTTTATTTAATTCATATTTTTAAAATGGGATAAATTAGATCTTCATTCTATCAAACGAAGATGTCAAACCTTAAAGGAAATAATGATAGTGATTTGGAAGTTCGGGTTCTCAATCAGACCGTAAGCAATAGGGATCTAATTCTTGCAGCATTTAATCCCCTCGTTGAAGCGCTCTGCAACACTACGGTTCAAACAATATTTTCAAAACCATTTTATCATGTCGTCAGAAATAAAGAAAAAAAAGTTGATCGAGAGTTAAGTGAACAAATAGGAGACATTTTTGATAACATAAACAGTATAGAACATGCAATGGTCTCTGCGGGAGATGCATTTGATTATGGTTCAGGTCAATTTGAACTATCAATATCAAAAAACCCGGAGACAAAATGGCTGGAGTATGACGCCGCATCCAGGAGGCCCCCCGATACATTTAAACGACCAATAAACAACAGCATCGTTTCTACTAGTCAGAGGTGGAAGGGAATTTATATTATAGATGGCGTAAAACATTTTGATCAAACAATTAATAAGAACAAAATAGTCTCTCTCGATTCGAAAAGAATGTTTCATATCACTCCTAATGGAGCAAAGTTTCCAGATGGTCCAGGTCTTACGGAGTTGTTAATTCCGTTTTTAGATGGTTGTCAATTTGCATATGATATGAGCTTTGTTGTTATGGCAGAGCAATTAAATCCTAAGGAATATCAAATAACTGATGAGAATCTTCCTGGCACAAGCGAAATAGTCTCAAACGTTTTGACATCAAATAATGGGATAGAAAAATATCCCCTTCCTCCTAATATAACGATGAATAACCCAAAATATGATAACAGGGAAGATGTTCAAAAATTCTTTAAATTTTATGAACAGATAATGTATAGAATTGTCTACCCTGTGGCGGCCCTTTCTTCCGAGGGAGGAGGAATACTTGATAATTCAAGCAACATTGCTAAACAGGCCATTTTCTATGATCATATCGCTTCATGGAGAGCTAAGATTGCTAGGAGTTTCCGTTCACTCGGAAACAACATATTAGACATTAATGGATGGAGAAAAAAAGGATACAAATATGAATTAGTCCCGGCCCCGATAGCTGCACGAGATACTGAAATAGAAGCTAAAATAATGGCTACCGCACTTAAATATGGAAAAGTCAGTACTTCTGAGTATAGATCTTGGTTAAACTCTGTTGTTATGGGATTGAGGCTAGAAGATGATTTTGAAGAAATTAAAGAAGGAAAAGAAGTTGAAGCTCCCATAGATGATGATATTAAGAATAAAATGAAAAAGATTGAAAAAGGAGAAAAAGACCCAAGTTCTATAGTCGAAGAAGTTGCTAGAAGAGTGGCTTAGGGAGAACTTGATTATTCCCATTTAACCCTTTGTGATCTTGGAACTAGACTACATCCAGGGAAGTATCCTGGATGATCTAAATTTGGTTCTTTGCCAGCATCCCACAAAGCGCATACGTCACCTAGACATTTCCTGATCTGGATATGACTTGTTAATATAGGACATGATTTCATTATTAGATTCTCCTAATTAAAGATAAATTTAGGTTTTTCATTGAAATTCCAGAAATTACAATATTTTTTCTCTATTAAATAGAACGTTCTATTTCTATTGCGTTTTCTGTCCCATCTTGTACTCGTAATCCATTTATTTCGGGTCTTATTCGAGACTACAATAGCCCCGTTAAGGCCCGAATTGCATATGATATAGTATTTCGGAGGATTTACCATTCTATCATAATGGTGCTTTACGTCAACGATGATGGTGTTGTAGGGGAATTCACTTAGACTATTAAAGTGTAAGTCCGGCCTTTGCTTGACTTCTATGATATTCGATTCAACCATTAAGTCTCCTCCGTCTCCATATTCGCTTATTGTGGATGTGTCCGGTCTTATCTTGATAGGAGGTAGCGTTACTGAATGCCCGTTGAGCCTCAAATATTGAGCAACGAGGAAAACGCTCTTGTCAGATCGGATAAGATCATTTTTAAATTCAGGGTCTATTAAATCATAGTCCAAAAATATCATCTCAAGGAATTTTAATTATTTTGCTTTTTATATATTCATTAACGTTACCACGAATTTTGATTAAATTTCCCTTCTTTGTTATCATTCTAAATTCATCTTTTTCTTTTGGACAGATATGAAACATAATGAGATTAGCAATATATCTCTCTGGTATGATCGACATAGCCTTACACTTAGTTTTTAAAAAATTAGAATCTTCTTTAGGTAAAGTGATTATATATTTATCATTATTTAATTGGTTTTTTATCCACTTTACAATTCGATTTTTAATCATATTTATCTCCTTTTGACCATAATGAAAATAAGCTCTTTTTCTTTGGTTTTTCCCTTAAGTCAATTTCCATGAGTCGTTCTATTCTTTTGTTTGAAATTTCATTTCTTGTTTCTTCGAGATCGGCAATTTGGTCTTCCATCTCTTCCGGAATTTCATTCCAAGCAATTAAATTAGAATTTGGATGTTTCGATCTCCAAATTAGAGGATGAATATCAATAATCTTATCATAAAATGAAAGAAAATTGGTAAAACCCGAAGATTCGATAACATAAGAGATATGATAACTGGTCATGAAGATCTATCTCCACAGTTTAATTCTTCCAGTAACCTTATCGATTACTTTATTTAAATCTGGACCAATTCCGATACAAGTTATAGTATTTTGATTTAGTTCTGTAATGCCGAAATCTGTTACTACGAAGTAGGAAATTCCTTCTACTTCGCATTTATCTCTGAGGTCCAAAATTTCCTTCTCTGATTCGACCTTCAAAACTATTTTTCGAAATCCTTCGTGAAACCAAGACATTATTTTTGCTTGATTATTCTCTGGATGAAGGATCGTTCCTACACTCGCATGAGCTACCTGGGCTGCGAGCTTGCCCGGAGACATAGCCAAGTCTCCGCGGGCAACGATAGTTTGCTTGTAATCAAACGAATGGTTCATAAAAAGATCACTCTTTTAGCTTTTCAATTTCATCAATAATATTATTCACTATTTCTTTTTCTTTCTCTTTAATTAATTTCCGAGTATTCATCATTCGAATTAGATTTTCAATCTTTTTTGGAGGATTTTTTTGACATGTTTTGCAGAGGAAAAAGAATTCTATCCGATGGTCGTCAGATTCCGGTTCATAATCGCCGTAGGCATCATATGTTTGCTCTGCACATCCTATTTCAAACTCGAAGTTTTCATCTTCTTTGCTGCAACAACTATGTTTTCCACATCCAATACAAGATCTAAGTTTCCAATTAAATTCTTCCCCGCAGAAATCACAAATACAGATCTCTCGTTGGACTTCAACTTTTACTATCTCAGTAATCGGTAATGTTGCGGGTTTTATGATTCTTAGCTTGTCTTCTAGTTTTGTTATAATCTTCATCATATAGATCTCTCCCAATTTCTTTAAAAAAAAATCCTCTATCTTCCTCTCCAATAAGTTCCTTTTGGAGTCTCGCTCCACGTCCCCCTAATAACAGATCCAAACATCGGTAAAATCGAATTGCTATTTGCCATGATTGCTCCATAAGTGACATTATCTAAGTTATCGATACATTCTACAGAAGAATAGCTATTTCCAGCTTTACTAATACCATAACTTATGTTGGTAACAATAAATTCTGAATCCTTTAGCGATTCTGTGTTTATGTCGATTCCTCTTAATATATTTTCCGGTACATCTTGGTCCAATGTACCAATCCACAAGACCTGTAATTTGCCTTCTCTAGTCTCCGTCTTACCGCGGCTCATGTAATATGGATGTAAACAAAATACCAATGGGTCTATTTGTTCTCCCTTTACAATCTTATCTACAATTTCTCTATGCCTTATCGCAAGAGTATTTGAAAGATTCAGGGTAACTCGCGAACTTCCATCCTCAAAATTAAGAACATAAGATGTTTTTCCGTTGTTATTAAAAGCCTTCTGGTCATAAACCCATCCTACAGAAAGAAATGCCTTGTTTTCAACAGATTCTTCCTTTAGAGCCGATAACTTCTTGCGATATTTATCGTTCTTGGTTGCTGGCAGCTCTTCATATGATCTAGGCCAAGGTAAGGACTTTCTCAATCTAAACATCTTTTCTTCTTCTGTCCAATCACTATCGTTATTAGACTCTTCGGACCATGCCCACAAAGTGTTTTTGGTCGGTTCTTTGCTGCCAAGCAACCGTTTTCTATTTCGCTCAATTGGATCTAAATAACCAATTTCTACAAGGACTTGAAAGACATTCTTTTTGATCTTCTTTATTTTATCGAAATTCTTTCCTGCCTCAAGGATTTTTTTCATTTCTTCTGGACCAATTCCCTTAACTTTGTTTAATCCCAAGAATATTATATTTCTGCTCTTATCAAAAGAAGCCAGTTCTGAAGGACGCATTATACTTGGAGGAACGATTTTTATTCCTGAGTCTATAGCTTCTTTGACAAATACAAGAGATTGAGTTTCGTCTTTTTCCGTATTAATTAGAGCGGTGTAAAAGGCAAGAGGGTAATATAATTTTAGCCAAGCTGTCCAATAACCAAGAATGGAATATTCGATACTGTGAGACAAATTGAAACTATAGCGTCCAAACTCTAATATTTTATTGAACATTTCCTCAAACTGCTCTTTGGTAAATCCATTAGCTAAAGCTCCATCTAAGAATTGACTCTCTTTTTCTTTTAAGGCATCTCTGCCCTTGCTTTTAGCTATAAGCTTCATGAATTTCTCGGATTCTACCATCGAAAAATTGCCAATTTGATTAGCAACCTGCATTATTTGTTCTTGGTAACAAATGATTCCGTAAGTGTCTTTTGTTATTGGTTCTAATTTAGGATGGTCAAACGTCCATTCCTTTCCACCCTTTCTTTCCACATAATCGAAACTCATTCCAGAGTTTAAGGGTCCTGGACGGCATAATGCATTAGTAGCTACCAAGTCATCGAATTTGTCTGGGTCAAGATGTCTCAAGTAATCAGTGACCAATTGAGATCCAAATTGAAAGATTCCTGCTGTTCGACTTGACTTTAACAGAGCAAATACTTTCGGGTCAGAGTAATCTTCTGGTAGATCATCCCAAGTTAGGTTCGAGTTTTTAAGGGATTCGTCAATTACATCGAGAATGGACAAACCAAGAACGTCAAATTTCACTACACCTAACTTTTCAAGAGCATCTTTTTCCCAGCTACAAATTCTAGCGTTATGAACGTCCTCTTTATCGTAAACTTCGGTTGGTATTGTGCTTTCTAGGTCCTTGCATATGACGACTCCTGCGGCGTGCATTCCGCTGTGCCTAATCTTTCCTTTTAGTCTTAATGCGGCATCAATTACTTCGGGATTTTTCTTTGCAAATTCTGCGGCAGTCTCAGAGGTCAGAATTATATCTTCAATTTTTAGATTCTCAGCCGTTTTTGTCGAAAGTTCTTTTGTGAATTTACTAATTTCAGATAATGAAACCCCATATACTCTTCCAACATCTCTTATAATACTTTTATCTGACCATTCAGAAAAAGTGATTATATAGCTTATGTTTCCTGCGCCATATTGGTTTCTTAATTGCCCTATAACAGAGCCTCTTTTTGCAGCGCTAAAATCCATATCGATATCAGGAGTTCTTGTCGGGGACAAAAATCTTTCCCACAAAGTGTTAAACCGAAGAGGATCTACTTTTGTGATTCCTAATAAGTAGGCTACTAAAGAGCCTCCAACCGAGCCTCTTCCTGGACCTCTAGGGATCTTGCGAAAATCTGCATCCCTACACATTCCAAGTACTTTATCAAAATACTTTGCAAAACCTCTCTTAAATATAAGGTCCAATTCTTTGTCTATCCTCTCCTTAACTAATTTTGGGTCATAATTATTCTTTTTGATATACCCATTTATGTCCATTTTGTTTAAAATGTTTTTTCTAGCTTCATCTTCGTTCCCAACCAGCGTATCTCCGAGATCTGAAGGTAGTTCGAAATTGCATTTTTCTACGATTTCTAATGTGTTTTTGTATAATTCCGATCTTATTGGATATACTTCCGGATGATGGTCTCTCAACAAACAATCTATTTGTTCTGTAGTCAGATTACAAAATGTATCATCAGAGAATCCAGCTTTTCCATCTTCTATGTCTTTAATTGTTTTTCTGCCGTTAATAGCCTTTACGATATCGTGATATTTTTTATCTTCAGGAGAATTGTAATGACTATCTGTCGTGATTATACATTTCACATTATATTTTTTAGCTAATTTAAGAAGTTGTCTATTATATTCTTCTTGATTAGCATTTGCTAATTTTAGTCTATTAGGCTGAAGTTCAAAATAAAAATCTTCTTTAAAAGCGCCTAGCAACTTTTCTATTACGGGTTCTACGGGGTCATTTCGTCTTAATCTCTTAGCTAACACTCCGCTAGTGCAGGCGGTTGAACAAATCAATCCTTCGGAATGTTCACACACTTCGTTAATTGATATTTTTTGATAAACCTTATTAAATATTTTGTGAGTATTTTCTTTAGATAAAGTGTGAATTTTTAATAAATTTTTATATCCTATTTCGTTTTTAACGAGAAGGACTAAGTGACTTTGTTGTCTTGTTCCTTCGTTTACATAACATTCAATTCCAAGAATGGGTTTAATCCCTTTCGCTTTCAATGCGTTTTGGAAGTAGTAAAGGCCCGATAAGGAACCATGATCCGTACATGCACAAGCTTTAAACCCTTTCTTCGCAAGGTCTTCAGCAAGCTCGTCTTCAGTCCTAAATACGTCTCCAATCGAACCGTGTTCCGTGTGAACATGTAACGGGACATATGCTTGAGTCACTACAGGCTGGATATCTGGATCACATTTTGTTACTGGAATTATGCTATCTGACGGGACTTCAGTAGGGCTACATGTTGATCCATTTTCAAGAAAAAATTTGATTCTTCCAAAACTTTTGATATAGTCATCAATATTTATTGCTCCACGAAGAGCATAAGACGGATGATACAAGCCTATAAATCGCTTTCCGGTATCATCTTTCAAGGTTTGACCTATGGATTCAGAAATCTTTTTCTCTGGGAAGAAATAATTTAGTGCCGTGGCTCCAAGACAAACAATCATTTCTGGATTCAAAATACTCAATTGTTGCTCAAGCCAAGGCTTACAAGCATTTACCTCTTGAGATGTCGGCTTCCTATTCTCTGGGGGCCTGCACTTAATAATGTTGATGATGCAAAAGTCTGTAATTCCATTTTCCTTAATCGCTCTGTCAAGAAGCATACCAGATCTTCCTACAAAGGGTTTTCCTTGTTGATCTTCCTCAGCTCCGGGGGCTTCTCCAATAAAAACTATTTTTGGTGCAATTGATCCTCTACCAACAACAACGTTCTTTCTGGTTTCACAAAGGACACAATTTTTGCAGTTTTTGATTTGAAAAGAGAGTTCTTTCATTCCCATAGAAATCACCAGTTTATACAAAAGAGACTTTATTTATTCTATCGCTTGCAATTTTAACATATTCTGGATTTAAATCAATTCCAACGTAATTTCTGTTAAGCTTACTAGCTACTACTCCAACAGTTCCGGACCCGAAGAAGGGATCTAAACAGATACCGCCCTCAGGACATCCGGCCAAAATACAAGGTTCTACTAATTTTTCTGGAAATATGGCAAAATGAGCTGCCTTAATGGGCTTGGTTGGAATGGTCCAAACAGAGCGTCTATTTCTTTTTGTAAAATCGTTGCCTTTTCTCTTTTCTCCAGAATGCCAAGTTTTACGTCCATCTAGTTCTTTTGCTCCTATAGAGGTATATGGCTTCCTTGGATCGTTTGTAACAGAATCTTCTTTAATTACATCATTATCATAATAATATTTCTTGTTCTTACTCAATAAAAACAGGTATTCGTGGCTTTTAGAAGGTCGATCTCTAACGGACTCTGGCATTGAACCTCCTACATATAATCCTAAATTGTCAATAAGGGATTCAATTTTATTCTCATCTATTTCAGCTTTAATACCAGCGCTATGTATTTGGGAAATTAGGTCTTTTTGTCCCGACGTTCCTTTTGCCCAGATAATGTCCGATCTTAAGTACCAATTATCATCTCTGAGAGCAAAGGCGACCTTCCAAGGAATACCTATCAAATCTTTTTGCTTGATTCCGGGAAGCTTATAACTTGCCGCGGGACGTTCCCTTCTGCCGTCCCATCCGCCTCTATGAACATAATCGCTGTTCTTCTCTCGCTGATATGACGGGGAGTTGTCCAACTCTGGCCTATGACCGGCGTTTCCCCATGATCCAGCATAAGAATCTCCAAGATTGAGCCACAGAGTACCGTCCTCTTTAAGGACTCTTTTTACCTCTCGAAATACATCTACGAGTTTTTTTGTGTATTCATCCGGAGTAGCTTCAAGCCCAATTTGATTTTTAATCCCATAGTCTCTAAGCCCGAAATAAGGAGGACTGGTTATACAACATTGAAAAGAATTATCCTTCATTGCTTTTAAAATATCAAGAGAATTTCCACAATGAATTTTATTAATTTCCAAGAGAAGCACGTCCTTTTAATTGATATTTTCTTAAACCTATTTTTTTTACTTTCTTTCGGACGGAATTAGCGCTTTTATGTAATATTTTCGCTATTTCTATTGCGGTCATTCTATGATAATTGTCTTTCAAAAATTCAGTTTCCTTCTGAGTCCAACGAAATGAATCACTTAAGGATCGAGTTTCTAATCCTAATTCTATAGCTTTCTTTCTTATACTTCTAGGACTCCTATTTAATTTAATAGACATTTCTTCCATTAAACTTGTTTTGTAATTAATTTTGAGATATTCCGTTTCCTTTTTCGTATATCCCATAGAGTAATTTTCTAAATTTAGTTCTTTTGCTCTTCTTTTTATTTGATTCTCGGATCTTCCCCATAACAATTTTTGAACTTCAATTACGGGAATTTTTCCATAATTATGAGTTAATATTGAATCTTCATATGATGTAAATGGATCAGGCATATATATTTACCTCAAAAAAAGGTTTTAAAATTTTACATGCTATTAGCGATTCTTTCCAGAGAAAAAGATATTTTAACTAATGAATCAAAGGCTTTCTTAACCCCACAAACATCATCTTTAAAGAAAATACATTTCTCAGATTGACATTGGTCTGCAAGTATAGGACATATCAAATTAATCATCTCGTCGCATTTAGATATTCTGCAATTCGTTCCATATAATAAGCTAGATGTAGATGTAGTTCATTGTCTTTTGTAGAAGAAAGACTTTCGTCCGATTCAATAATATTTGCCAATTCATCAGGGGTTATAACATGAACGATTATGTTTTTCTTTCCACATCCGTTAGCTGTGCAAGTAGTCCTTGATTTGCCTCCGGTGTACCATTGCAATCCCCCGCACCGAGGGCACTTAATTAATCTTACTTTGGCTCCTAATTCTTTTATCGGAATAGGAGAAACGTTAGATTTACATTTGGAACAAGTTGTTTTATCTGCTCCCAAATACCATGTTCTCCAAAACCAGGTCTTTAGACACTTAGGACATTGGACGAACTTGGGCATAGGAAGCAATAAAGGATGATCGGGAATAAACATCTTTTACTCCCCAATAATTGATACGTTAAGTTCTTGGGCAATCGCCTTCCTAGCTTTGTTTACGTCTCTCTTCTCTCCGCCCACAAGTTCTAAATACCCTTCAACGGAAACTATGTTACGAGCGACTTCTTTGTCACCATCACCCGATTGCATCTTTTGTGTTACTTCATAAAGCATCTGTGCGGAATTCTTCAATCCCTCTGCACAGGCTCTAAGGTTGTCGATAAATTGTTGATCTATCATGATGTCATCTCCTAATTAAAGAAAAATATGAATTAAAAAAAATGGTTATAGGCGTAAACAGCTCTACGCCTTTTACCATGCGTCTTCGGCTGTAACGGCTTCTGGGGTCGAACCTTCATTGATCTTAATGGGTTCTGCTGGCATTCCTGAGCTTATGTCCCTTATAAGATATGCCTTAATTCCGGGGGTATCTCGCTCTTTGTTAATGAATACCATTCCTATTATCTGAACGATTCCAGCAAGAGTTCCTTTTGGACCTGTCACCGGATCGAACACCGATACATCGCCTATGATGTTAATTGAGTTGGAAGCCATATCGGATACTGTTGTGTATCCAATCTTAGTGCCTTTTTCTGGATTCTGTTTTACCTCAATAGGTGCATCTCCGAACATTGGTTGGAGCCTAACAAAATTTCCATTGTACGATCTAATTCCCGTTAGATCTGCAACGACATCACATGTTAAACTCTCATCCAAGGGTATCTTCTCATTAGAAGTGACAGGCTTGGAATTCAAATTCCAATAAGGACCGTTTTCTCTGAATATTCCCTTGTATGTTGTCTGGGGATCAACTTTGAGGTCCATCCATTCATCAAAAATCGTAGATACGGATTTTGTAGAGGTTGTGCCATCTGCATTCAGAATAAGTACCACGAAAGATCTAGTTAGGAGAGGGTCATTGGTCAATAGACCGTCTTTTGACTTTTTATATACGACCTCTTTAAGTAGTTTCTTGTTTTCGTCTCTCAGTGGTTCTCCGTCTTCTCCCTTTACGTTTCTCGTAACCTTTTTTGGTCCATATGCAGCCAAGATCCTAAACGGTACGCCAGATGCGATATCAGGCACTTTAAATGTTCTCTCAGTTGCGCCAATATCATTAATAGTATAGTTTATATATCCATCTCGTATAGATTTGCTGATCCTTCCTCTATAAAATCCCGGTCTAAATGCCTTATTGCTCCAGTAAGTTGCTCTAATCTTTACACATCCGTCAATCTGCTTTTCGGTGTGGAAAAGATCTATATTATTTCCGACAGGGACGATTACATGAAGATTTGAAAAAGCCTTATTATTCTTTGTTAATCTTGCATCATCCTGGCTTTGGAGATGGAATAAAATCTCTGTGTCTCCCTTAGATACCGCCTTTTCACATGCAATTACTTGGTTTACGGCCATTTCTTCAATTGACAAAACAGAAGCTTTTCCGGCAATAGACAAATTAAAAGGTTTTGTTCCTGCGTCCTTTAATGCCTTCAATTTGGCGCTATACTTGTCCTTGAAAACGTCTTCACTTAGGCCTGTCGATTCGATTCCGCGCATGAATGCGCTCTCCAAAACTTCATTTGTTTTACTCATTGTATTCCTCTTCTAAACAAGATTCAAGTTATACGTTACTAGAATAAATAGTTATCGCTATAGGTAGTTATCTAAATTTATATTCCAGGTAATATCTTTTTTATTTAGATAATATCCAATTTTTTTCTCTGCTCGAACATATTTTGCCATAAAATCCAATTTTCCTTCCCTTTCGACCCTATACACTGCGCCCTCAGCGAGCTCGGTAGCCCCATGATGGCCATGATACCCCAAAATCCGATCTATCTCTTCTATCGATATAGAAGATCCGTCGTGAAGCAAATGAGGTCGTGGAAAGAAATCTGGTAAATCGGAATTAAATTCATTATAGCTTTTAGCTCCATTTAGGCCTATAATATCAAAGGGGACAAAAGGTTCATGTTGCAGTGTGTATAAGGTCCCGTGGGCCTGGGCAAGCCATTCTCCACAAACCCTTTGTCCTTCATTTAAGAATTCGAAATGGTCTTGGTGCTTGTAAAACCAATCAGAGAAGAGATGATGTTGTTTATATTTGGACGTATTTGCCTGCCAGCCCTTACGGGTTACAGGGACCAATATCCCATTAATGCGAGCAATAGCTACCGATGTTCCATCAAGCTTTTCCTGACAAATTATCTTATCTTTTGGATCTCTGGTCTTTTGCGTACATATTCTATTCATTCCTTCATTTACAAAGAAATCTCCCTCGGTAGCGTGGGACCCAATTAAATGAGGGATTCTGTGATAGGCTTTGCAGCCCAATATTTTAGTTGGCATAAAAACACCGTAACAATCTAACAAAAGAAAATTCTAAAATGAAATCCAAGAGGGTTGTCCGCGAGGAGGAAACGGACAAAAATTTGGAGAGAAGAATGGAGGCAAAAGAAACATCCCTCTTGGAATAATCTATATTAATATATTAATAGTATTTAAATGTTTCGGGTGAGTGGAACTACTTTTTTATATATATCTACAAATTGCCACACCCCGTTTATAAATTTTTGATAGATATATTTTCCTGTATCGGTATATAACGTTCTTTCGTTTTTGCCTTCCCATACTATATGAGGCCTTATCTTAAATTTATTCTCTATCACAAGAAAATCCTCCTGTTTAAATTAAAGACTGAATACAATTCTTTAACATTTCCCAACATTCCTTTTCTGAAACAAAACGATTGATGCTCATTCCTCGTCCGAGATATTTATACCAAGAGATCTCAATATCCTTATATTTGAAATTATAAGATTGAATGTGTTCTTCGTTCCAATCATAAGCCCTAACGTCGAAAATATCATTTGACCAGTTATAGCCTGTATTTCTAAAAGGATTTTCGTCAGACAATTCTTGATTATAGAAGAAATTTGCAAGATATTCTAGTGCAGCTTCTATATATTCTGGACAATCAAAATTCTGAGATGGTTGACCAAAACACAATTGCCCTAGCTCTGGTTTATATTCATTCACTCAATCAACCCCATCATTAGAATCAATAACCTGAACTTTATTATCTTGGATAATAGCATATCTATATCTATCTGGCCCGAAGTTCTCTCTGCAATAAGGGTCTACAGTATAGAAATCATTAAGCTTAAAGCCAGAACGCTCAATCCATCCTGGCGGGGTGTGTCCTGCGACTTGAGGCATAGCCTCAGGCTTATTGCTTGTTACGGGACGATACCAAAGAGGACTATCTCCTTGCCAAAGTTCTTTTTTGAGGCTTATGTTGTTATTTAGCCATTTGACAATATCTCCTCCTCTGTAATAGTAATCATAAAAGGTTTGCGACAATCCAGCATGAGTTATCAAGACTTCGTCATGCATCGCAGCTACTTTAAACAAATTAGATATTTTTATAATTCTATTTCTTATTTCGGAGTCAAATTTGTTTTGAGGCGAGATTTGTTTATTTAATATAATAGCAAGATCGTGATTGCCCCATAGAAGTTCTGCATTGTTTTTTAACAAAATATCTATACATTTACCTGCATCAAAGCCAATGTCTACGATGTCCCCCGCAAAAATTAACCTATCTGATTTAGGATTATAGCTTGAGTGCCGAAGAGCATTGGTAATTAAATGCGGTGATCCGTGACAATCGGATATAACAATACATCTCATTTCTTTTCCTCAAATTTTTCCTATTTCAAGAACGTTGCCATCAAGATCAAATTTCATAAAATCATCTTTTAATCCGTCTTGAAGAATACCGTGATCACATCCAATAACAAAAAATGTCTTTCTCTCTCCTTTCGGAGGAATGATAGAATAGAACAAATTTCCTGGAAATTTATCGTGAAAAGCTCTTTTAATCGCAATCATCACTTTTTTTAAGATCGTTAATATTCCTCCAAATTCTCATATGTATATCTTTTATCTTTAGTTTTCTTTTTAATTTCTTTTCTAAAAAATCATCTATCTCTTCTGTAGTTTTAAAATCATCGATATGAACGCCATATTTTTTTTCAAAAAAAATTGTTTTATTTTTTCTTTTCATGAAAGTGTAGAATCAATTCTTTTAGATCTCATTCTTCGTCTCAATTTATTTTCTAGTGCCTTTCCAACCTTATATTCCTTTACAAAATTGGTTACTTCGCTCAACCTAGCTTTTTCTTGAAGTCTACTTATCTTATTCATTTAATCTCACCGTAAAGATAATCATAATAAAAAAAGATTAAACGGGTTTTGGAATTCTGGTATTATATGTCGTTACTCTTCTTAGTGGTCTAATCTCATTGGTGTCATCGAACGCAAGCCTCATAGATATCGTTGTGGCTGGTTCGTCATAGTCCAGAGAATCTACTTGTTCAAATTCTTGGAAACTTCTCCCAGAGAGTCCAGTTCCTCCTCCAACAAAGGAACGATCAGCGTTAAATCCTACGTCCTTTATACACATTCCTCCTTTCTCGGCAGCATGTAGGCCATTGGAACGGAGAGGATTTGTAATACCTTTCTCTTCTTGGAATGTGTTAGAATATGCCAATGTATCCCAATCGGATACGGCATAAGCATAGACTCCAATTTTACCAGAATAGGGAGGATAGGGAGGATA